TAGTAGCGACGACGACCGAGGTTCCATTTAGAATTTGAGTAGGTTGCTGCTACGATCTTGCGTCGTTTGTCAGCATATTCACGGGACCTGCGACCGCTATCTTTCATGGGGTCAATGGCAGGAAACACGTTATTCGGGCGTACCGAAGCGGCTCGCATAGCCATATTGTCTACGGCTTCAGCAATAAGTGCTGGTGTTAGGGGTGGAAGATTTGGTTCTTTGTCAATATCGGGCATAGGAAGAATCCAGTCGCCGTCATAACGATCAAGAATATCCTTCATACGGTTAAGTACAGGACCTTGCATTGTTTGCAAGTCCTTTACTATGCGTGTTATTTCATCGAATGATCTCAAACTTTTGCTCCTAGTGGAATTACTAACCCTGTTCTGGTACCTGACCAGGGTATTCCTTTGACTCTCCACGTTTCACTCGTATTAGTTTCTATGGGTTGTTTCCATCTTTGTCGCCAAAGAATCCATACAAACCATAGTGCCATTACTCTGTCTTGCCTAAGTTTACTACCTCTAGCACCTGGCCTCCATGCCTTTAGTTGCCTACATAGTTCCCCTATTTCAGTTCTAGTATAGTCATCTCCCGCCCATGGTAACACAATTTCTTGTCGCATGAATGACTCGCACATAGATGCTACACCTACTGACTCATCATATTTGTTCCAGCCAGTAATATGTTCGCGCATTGCGAACCCGTAGTGTTGCTGCATTTCTAGCAATCTTTCATCTCTTGCTAGGCCGGCTTGGAAGTTTTTAGTTTCGATTACTACGTCTGTTACTCGTCCTGTTAGGTTACAGGACTGAATGACGCTATCTAATGCTTGCATAATCTGTTCGTTGCGTCGGAATCCTACATCTTCACGGATGCGTCGGACAATAAGTTTTCCTTCAGGGCTCACTTCGCAGGCAATCACACAGTTTTGTGACCCTAATGCAGGGTCTAAACCTACATAAACAATGTTGTCGGTAGGTATTTCATGCTTTAACGAGATTAGAGGGTTTAAACATTCGTCAACCATCTCATCTGTAAAGGTTCGGTTGCTGTTTGATGACCCTGGGGATTGCATATAGTTGCGATCCCAAGCTTCTTGACCTACTTTGCGTCGCTGACGGTCCAACATGTCTAGTGTGTAGCGTTCAGGCCATAGTGGTTTCTGTTCACCACTCTCAAAATCGGTGATGATTGCCTTAAACTTGATGACTTTGAGGATGCCCTGTAAGTCTGTGTCGTCGGCTAGGCGACTGTAGATGTCATCTTCACCCACACGAGTGCCAGCAATAGTAGTAATACCGTGTTCGCCTGGGCGTGTGAGTGCGTCCTGACGAAACCAGTCCTCAATCTTGTTGGTTTGCGTATATGTTTTGACAGATTGAATGTCGTCAACATGAAGATGGTCGGTACGAGTTGAAACGATTGATGATCCAACACCAAGAGCCATCATCGTATAGTCACGCTCATCATGATGTGACTTCTTGTAGACGTTAAAGTGGTCTGCACCCCACGGTTGAGCCACTTTGCCTTGCCCTAAACCTACTGGTGGACGGAAAGGACCCCATCGTTCCACATATTTAGGGAACGGACCGCCTGGTTCCATACGGTTCTTGATACGACCGATGATCTTTCGGGCGATTGATTGGTTTTCTGAAGCTACTGTCTGCCTACGGTTGGGATGTAACGCAACCATTTCGGACACATAGTTTTCATATGTGGTCGTTTTACCATGTTCCGGTGGCCAGAGTGCCATAAGAATATTACCTGGTGGTAGATTCTCTAGTTCTTGTAGGAATATGAGTTGGAACCACGCATATTCCATATCAAAGTATTCTTTGGCAAAAGAAGCGTGAGTACCGTTGTACTCACCTTCTTCTTGTGCCTCGTTTGCACGGATACGGTCTACTTCGGCAGCAAACTTCTTATCTCGCTTACGCCACTGGCGGTATGCCTCGTATCCGACACCAACTATTTTTAAAGCTTCTTGTAGCGGAACTTGTGCTTGCGTTAATTGCAAAAACTGTTGCTGTCGCTGTACTGCACGCGAGTGATGTGCGTTAGCGGCTAAAGCTTTTTTGATGGTTGGTTCATTCAGGTGTTTCAATATTTTCCACTACGTCAGTATTGGCGGTTTCTTCCGCTGGTACTAACTGTTGTAGAACTGTCTGCAAGATTGCGATCTGCTGTGCTTGCATAGCAATTTGTGTTGATAGGTTTTCGATGACTTTGTTGAAGTCGATCTGGTTATTCATTTTGCCCTCCTAGGGTATTTGTGGAAATACTGGTGTTAAATCAGATGGTTCGTATGTAGCCATAAAGTCTCTTAACTCTTGACGATATGCAGACCATGCTTCTTTATCAACTATAACATCAGACAGTTGACTAAAGTCGGATTGCACCAAAAGCGCATTACGATATTGTCGTACCAAATCAATTTTTTGTTCGTCTGAATATGTTGTGCAAAAATCGTTATACATTGGCAATTGGTTAAAATCTATTAACATGTTCCCTCTTATGTTTTGATGATGTAATTAAGAACTATATATGGTTGAAGGTTGTTATGTGCGCTACCGCTACCAGCATTTTGGTTGGTTGCTGTCGTAGCAATGTTGGTCGGAGTTTGGTTGTTGACCGTAATACCAGTCGTATTGCTGTTGACGTTTGGTGTGCTAGGAAAACTGCCAGTATTGGTTGACGTGTTAGCAGCAGAAACAAACGCAGTTGAGTAAAATAATGTCCATTGATTAAAGCTGTGTATGTGACCAGGGTCAGTAATTGTGTGAGTGTGAGCATTTTGAGTATGGTTGTGACTATCTTGCGTGTGAGTGTGAACAGGCATTTCTGCGCTAGTCAAAGTATGAGTCTTAGCACCACCCGTTTCACCCATACTGTCAAACGAAACATCGGCAGAATCACGGCCAACAGGAACTTTACCTTTTAAGTTAGGAACATTGAACGTTGTAGAACCATCACCAACACCATAAGTAGTGCTAATTACAGCAAACAAGGCCGCATAAGTAGTACGACTGACAGCAGTACCATCGCACAACAACCAAGATGTAGGAGCAGTAGTAGTCGCCCACATATTAATAACACCCGCAGGCACAAAACCTGCGTAAGAAGTATCAACAGCAATAGTTGCAGAAGATCCTTCAGATGGTGTATGTGTTACTGCAATACCTGTACTAGCAGTAACACCTGACATATAGTTGCCTGTAGTATCAGTTCCAAGTGCAATTGATCCACTAAGCGCAATAGTACCATCTGCATTAGGTAATAATATAGTTCTATCAGCAGTAGGGTCTACACAATAAAGATACGTTTGGTTAGTATCAGTTGTTGCGCCTTCAAAATAAATACCGTGGGTATTAGGTAAAAGAATACCATGAATAACAGGTGTTTGACCAGTTGCTGTAATAGTTGGACCGTTAATGATTGGTGTAGTTAAAGTTTTGTTAGTTAAAGTATCTGTCGTATTTCTACCAACTAGTGTGTCAGAAACATTAGGGATTAATGTTGTTGAATCAATCCAGTTAGTACCATCAAAATAAAGAGTTGATCCTGTAGCTGGTGTTGTAATAACAACATCCGTAAGGTCATCCAACACAATAGAACCAACAGAACCTGTAGCACCAGTTGCTCCCGTAGCACCTGTGGCTCCTGTGGCTCCTGTAGCGCCAGTTGGACCAGCAGGTCCTGTTGGTCCAACATCTCCTTGGATACCTTGGATACCTTGGATCCCCTGAATACCTTGTGCACCTGTAGCACCCGTAGCACCGGTCAAACCAATTGGTCCTTGAGGACCAGTCGGACCAGTAGCACCAGTAAGACCAGTAGCACCTGTTAAGCCAATTGGTCCAGTAGCACCCGTAGCGCCTGTTTGTCCCGTAGGACCCGTTGGGCCAGTGGCACCAACAACACCTTCGGGGACAGTAAAGTTAAAAATTGCGGCAGAGGACGAACCCGAATTCGTCACTACTGCCGCTGTACCAGGAGCGCCAGTCGTCGTCGCCCCGACAGCGACCGTGGCAGCAGTCCCAGTAACACCCTGAATACCTTGAATTCCCTGAATACCTTGAATGCCCGTTAATCCACGGGAACCATGCTCAATAACAATGGTGGTATCGGAACCAATAACAGTAGACGAGTTACCATTAACATCACTAGTTGTATAAACAATAGTGGTGTCATCGGAAACAGGTTTAACTACTGTCGAATCATGCACGACTAATATCCGCCTCTACTTCGGCTTCACCCTCAAACCGAGTATGGACACTACCGTCAGAATATGTTCGTTGCACATCATAAAAATAGACACCTACAGCAAGAGCAGCAGTCTGGGTAGCGGTCAAACTAAACTCCCAGGAACCCTGAGCAGCATTAATAATAGTTGTTGTAAAAGTAGCTACAACTGTGGCCGACTCAGAATCGGAACGGATCTGAATTAGAAACGTATTGCCTGTAAGATTAGAAAGAGTACCGTCATCATCATATTCGGTAACGGTATGCGTATAGGTATCACCACGACGGATACGAATCTTTCTTTTCGGGACACGAGCCATAGCTACCTAACTTTCAAATCGATCCCCACACCACGGACAATATATCACACCAAGAACACAATCCATCAACCTAGCATGAACCTCAGCGGAGTCAGCGTCATGTTCCCGTTTACTCCGTTTAAATGTAAAGGGCGAAGCCCATCTCCCTTCAAGATACGCAACCAAACATATATCTTCAAAAATGATGGCAGAAGAAGTGGAAGATGACATACCCCTATGATACCATCTCCCACAGGAAGCGTCTCTAAAGAAATTTTTTTGTAGATGCACCATACAGCTTACGCTCACAACTGATCACCGACAAGAAGCAGAAGAGGCTTCTAACAGACCCGCCCCCTTGCACGGGGACAGAGGATGACACACCGAAAGGTGGGTAGACCTTCGCACTTGATGCGAGGGAGCAGCGTCCAAACGTCACAAATGAATCTGGTTCTCCGTCCTGCAACACCGGCCACCACAACAGATATGTTGAAACGGTGGGGGGATAAACCCACAACCCACTCCTCCAGGCTTTTAAATAAGTAAACAATGTCACTGTCACAGAAATACCAAAATAGACAGGACGATTATATATGTGACGGGGTGCTGGCACATCGGTGAATGAGATTCCTATCTACTCTACTTAGCCTTTCCCGTCTGCTCGTCAGCGACCCACGTTGTGGGTCACTTCCTCACCGACCCCCCTGGGGGCATCGGTGGTAACACCCATCGGCGACGACCACGCCTAACAACGCCGTCAAGCAAGCGCCGACCACGTTGACACCACCCCGTCGGCTTCGGCGCAAGGTCAACCACCACCGTACCAGCATCACACAGCACACGACTGTCTGTTGGTGGTGTGTGAGCAGGTGTGTTGTGTTTGCTTTACTTGTTGTCTGTACGCTTGTCTGTGTGGTGGTTGTACCCTGTTTGGGGGCGGTCTGAGCCGAGGTCTCAGACACTGCGGTCGGAGCCCCAAAGGGCGGGTCTCCGCCACGAGGGCAAGGTCAAGGGACAGGTCAAGTGCGCGGGACACCCGCACCCGTCACGCTCGCTGAGGCGAGCCTTTCCTTCAAACCCTAGATCTTCGTTCGTACCTCACTCAATACAAGATCAAAACCAGATCAAAACCTTTTGCCTGTGTCTTGTGTGCGGTATTGCCACAGTTCGCAGGCTCACTATGCCAAACCCCACACGACACCGACAAATATCAACCGATTAACCGATAAACCGATTAACCGATATTACCGATTCGCCCGTGACCAGCGCAATATACAAGGACACCATCGACCCCCAAGTGCGGGGTCAATGTTGTCCTGAGGCTACGCCTCGCGCTTCTGATGCTGTGGTACGGTGCCCAAGAGTGTAGCGACGGCTGTCTCCTCGTGTCAAATCGTGTAAAGGTCGGGAGGGCACCGACCGCCACGATTATACATTTTTTGTAAAAACTTTTTGACGGTAGGGCGTTTGTCAAAAACTTTTGAAAAAAATGTGACACTCGTTTTTTTCACGGCGGAGCTTCGCTCTCCCGCCGCAAAAAAAATGCTGGAACTGGTTCTCGCTATTTACACAGGGAGTTTCTTGAGTCTTTTAGGGATGGGCAACCCGTACCACCGAGGTGCGGGATGACTAAAGGAGTTCAAATGATATTACTTTTCTTTTTCTTTTCTTTTTTTTCTTTTTTTCTAATTTATGTAATGTTCAATCAACTATCAACACTAAGGAGTTCACGATGAATACGGAATTGGCAGTAAACGACTTCGCGTTACTTGACTATCTCTTGAGTAGTCAAGGCGTTGTAAGTCAGTCAGCAGAAGATGAGTTCTTTGACTCAATCGCAGATGAACCCGAGGTAATGACTAGCGTTGCTGGTTACTGCCTGTATACAACTGTTTACATCTATCCTAACGGTTTCACGACAACCAAGGTTCAGAGAATGTTCACGACTCACGGTTTAGACCGAACAGTCACCATCTACATCAACAACAACGGAAAGCGAGTTCAATCATGAAAACCATCAAGCAAGTTGACAAACAAACAGGAGAGATCATGAGTCAAGTCATAACCGAAAACCCCACGGGGCTCAACGCAGATACAGGTGAGCGCACCTTTGCCTCGCTTGATAACGCAATGAGCATTGTTACTCACTACATGGGCGAACATATGGAAGTCACGACCCCACGAATGCTTGCAGAAATGATTCTGCAGTCCAGCGTCGCTCGTGGCGTACGACCCACATATTCCTCAACAGACTTGGATAACAAGACTGACTATGTAGCAGACAACATAACCAACCTAGTTCGTGGTTGGTTCAAAACAAACGAGAACCTAATCGGTGTCGGTGTGTATAACACCCAGTGGTTCGGTCTAACAACAAACGGTGACCAGTCTGACTTGACTGCTGACCGTGTGTGCATCGTTGAAGCGCCAGTAGATACGGTGATGCGTAAGAAGTTCGGTAACTTCGTTATGTTGCGGTTCAAGGCTGACGGTGGCAAACTCGTCAATCCGAGAACCAAAGCGGAGACCAACTTCACTTACCCCACTAGCACTGGTGCAGACGGGCGAGTGTGGTTCACATCGGATCTGATGCCAGCCCAGTGTCTTGACGGAATCATCACAAAATTCAACAGACTTGAAGAAGCCAAGTTCGCTTTACAGGAACTTGCTGGTGCGCTTTACACACTCAAGCGAGCGTCTGCTGAGCAAAACACTGCTGATGTTCCATCGGAATGGGAAGCAGAGTTGGTCAAAATTGACAAGGCTGAAAAAGCGTTAGCAACAGCCAAGTTGGTAGAACCAGCGATGTGACAGTCGGTGGGTTGGTGGTGGCGCAAGCCACCACCAACTCACAGTTACTTTTTTTTTACGCCCCTATCGTGCAACTCGGGGGGAACGCACCCCTCGTCACACGACGAGCCGTTCCCTCTCGTGCTCTACCTTTCATCGGCGGCAAGTCAAATCACTATCACTCATTTACCTAACCCATTCCGTTTTCGTTTAGCACATAAATAATTGCTGTGACTTGGAGGTCATTATGAATCAGAAAGAATATCTAGAGTTAATAGAACTTATTAATACTGAGATCAGGTTCTTTGAGCGTCAAATTGAAGAGAATGATGAGATTAGTTACAATCCTTTTAGTCGTAAGGCCAGGTGGACTCGTGCTTTGTGGCGTAAGATTGATGATTTGAATCGTGAGATTGGTGAGATCAATTATCAGTATCACGGTGATGAGTCGTTTCCTGATACTTCTCAGTTTGTAAAAACTTATGAGGCAAATAGGCCTTTTATGTAAGGTTTTGGCAATAGCACGATGCTTGCATAATTAAATGCAAGATGGACAAAGGGGTTTGCAACCGTGAGCCAAAGCAAGTGTGATACGAGCTTGTATGAAATTTTGTGTCTGGCATATGCACAATTAATCGTATCAATATGCCTCCCCCGACTATCTAAGGAGTGTTATGAAATCTAAATATGTTGTTTCGTTTGTTTCATATACAGACGAAGATACTTTGGATAAAGAGTTTTTTGAGTATTGCCCGCCGTGTTGGAGTCTTTACAACGATAGTGCTCAGTTGCTGGGTATTTATGGTTGGGATGAAATGGATATTCCTGTTAAGCACATGATTATTTGCGATGGATGCGGCTGTGAAGTTCATCCGGAAATGGAGTTGGTATGACAGATTTAGTTGATCTATCTAATGGTGCTACAGACACAATTCAGTTGAGTCGTGTTTGTTATATCTGTAAAGAAAAAAGTTTTGTTCTTGTTGATGCTGTGTTGTATCGGCTTTGGGATTCTGGGTCGTTGATTCAGAATGTTTGGCCTGGTTTGACTCCGGCTCAGCGAGAGATGATAAAGCTTGGCTATCACGATGATTGCTGGGAAGAAACGTTTAATGCTAAACAGCATGACGATGAAGAGTCCGATGAGGATGATGATTGGAGAATCAGAGATGAATATTAAAGTTAATCGTTTGAAGTTGATTGCTGCTTTAAAAGTGGCGTTACAAGAGCGTATTGATTTGCAGATTGCTAATGACAACATTATGCAGTTAAACAAATCTTCTTTGGAAGCGTATGAACAAAAAGTTCTTGAGTTAATTTATACTGGCAAGCTTGAACTTAACTATATGAATACGCAGAATTGGCGCCAAGAACCTTCGATTGAAGTTAGTTTTAAGATGCCTAAAAATTTCCGTTTAAAGCCTGTTGTTATTGATACAGAATTTGTTCGGAATTATGAAGTTGTTGAACTTGAGAACGCTATCAAGCTTCTTGAGATGAGTGATGTTGAAACTGTTAGTGCTAGTACATATAAGAGTGTTGTTGGTTATATCAAATGAGTAAGCCTGGAGGGGTTATGAAAACTATGGAATCAGTAAAAGATATTTTCACAGAGTTCTATCCTGTGTATGATCATGAGCACGGTTGGGATCATGATGCGTTGGCATTCACCCGTATTAATGGCACATGGGTAGTTGCTGCAGAAGATCAGTCACCTTATGACCTTATCGTACCGTTTGTTTATCATGGTATGGATGGTGTGTCTATGTTGACTATGCATGGTTGGGCTGCAGGATTAGATGATTCTAATGTGCCACCTAGTCAGCGTCCTGATAAGCGTCGTATGCGTTTGTATATTTTGATGCAAGAAGGTACGTGTCATACTGCAATTGCTTGGCAGGATACTGCTGAGTTTGAAATTATGAATGAGCCTGGTGCCGGCGCGTTAGCTGATGCTATTGCTCAGGTTGCGTTTGTTTATACTCAAAGTCTTTTAGAAGATAAATTAGATGGGATGAATCAAGATGTATGAAGAATTAATTAGCCGCACATTGCCTGATGCATTGGATACGTGGAATGATCAGACACGCTGGTATAGCGAGTTTGTTCAGGAGTTAAAAGATGCGTTGATTGCTACTACTGTTGATCGTAATTATTGGCAGAGTAATTGTAATAATTCACGGACTAATCATCGTAATGATATTAAAATGATTAGTGATGCACTTATAGCCGAGGCTGATAGTCGTGGTTGGTGTGATGATTACGATAAGTTTGTTGGTGGTCTCAATAGTCGTTTAGTTGTTTCGTTAGAGGAACGTGAGCAAGAGTATGAAGTTAGTGCTACTTTCCTTTTGAAAGTTAGTACTAAGATTAGGGCTCGTAACATTGACGATGCTAATGATCAAGCTGCCGATTTAGATCTCGGCGATTATAACTGTTCAATTCGTGGTGATTACAACGATATTGAATATCAAGACCATGATATTGAAGAAGCCTAGGAGGGCGTTGTGACAAAGATATATGATAAGCCAAACAATGTTGCACGAGCGATCGTATGCAATGCAGTAACAGAACAGATCCGTGATGCTGTTGAAATGTGGAAGCAAGCAACAATGATGTTTGCTGATAGTTATAACGGTGCATCAGGTCTAACTTTGCAAGTTCAGACACCTTCGTCTTGGTCATATGCCAGTGATGAACGTAATGCTTTGCTTGCTTATTGGGATCAGATCCTTGACTATAGGATTGCTGAGTTATCTAGTGGTGATCTTGTTATTCGTCATTCACATAGCGAATGTATTACTGCTGAGATTCGTTTCGGTATGTTCAATGATGCACCAATTGTAAATGTGCATCTTGGTTACTTAGACCTTAAAGAAACTATTGAGTGGGATGAATCGACATACGATGAGTTCCTTTATGATGAGGTCATGCGTAAAGCAAGTACCTTCTTGCCAATTAAGGAATCATAAGTTTGATTTATTCAGACGTTGCTCGTACATTGCGTGACGCTAGGGGTTATGCCTCTAGTGTCACGCAGTTACGGATGATTGATCGGCTTGTATATATGTTGGCCGATACCTTTAGTGAATACAAAATGTTTAACGCTGATGCGTTTTATACACAAACACAAGTGGGATATGGAATCCCTTTAGATGATACGGAGATAGCACATGAGTAATAGCATCAATGTTGTAGGCAATCTTACGGGTGAACCCGAATTGCGTTACACACAGAGTGGTACTGCGATGGTTAGTGGCAGTATTGCTTCTAATCGTAGATACCAGGTTAATGGTGAATGGCAGGAGCAGACAAGTTACTTTAACTTTACTGCTTGGCGTGAACTTGCAGAGAATATTGCGTCCACTATGACCAAGGGTATGCGTGTTGTTGCTACTGGTCGTATGGAACAGAAGGATTGGGTTGACAAAGATGGCAACAAGCGTACGTCATACGATCTCGTGCTTGATGAGATTGGACCGTCGTTGCGTTGGGCTACCGCTGTTGTGACTAAAACCGATAAGAACGGTTCAGGTTCTAGTTCGCCTAGTGTTGTTGCGGCTTCGGCTGCGTTTAATGCCACGGTGGTTGAAGAAGATCCGTTCTGATTGGAGTTGTTTTGAAATTAACGAACGATGATATCCGTTCATTTGCTCAAGATGATTCCAATACTTTATACATTGAAGATCACAGTCTTTTCTTGATTAGTAATACAGTCCAGCCGAATTCTTATTTGGCTGGACTGCTCACTTATTTAAAACATCCGGAGTCTGGCATTGAATATAAACAGTTATTTATTATGGACATTCAACAGTTGCGTGATTTGTTTAATGCTATTACGGACCATTTAAATGTGGTCGATAAATCCTGAAGTGCCGTGCCAGCACATAAGTAATTGCTCCAGATGTAAAGCACATACGTATGAGCGTGGAACTATTGAAGCTTTCACGGTATACGGCCAAGGACATTGGAGTTTGTGTCAGAAATGTTTGGTTGATTTTAATATTTTTATTCGTAACGGAGGGTTACTGATGAATGTTCAAGAGTTAATAGATGTGTATGCAACACCCGATGATGTTGATATTGCTGAGCATCATGCGTTGTGTCAGTGTATTGATTGTCGTATCTTTGATGCGTCGTATGAAGTTGATGCTGATCAGATAGTTAAGGGTTGGAAAGAAGATGATTACATTTTCTCCGACGAGGTAGTGAGTAAGTCCGCGTAACTGCTATACTGGCAGGACATATTGGCAAGGCGAATGGACACGCCGTGAGTCAGAAAAGAGAATAAGATGGTTAAGAAAGATCTATCAGGGTTGGCAGAGTCACACCGTACAGGTGGAGTACCGCCTACAGGTTACCCAATTTTTGTAAAAGCTGTTGCCGAATCGTGGTATCAACAGTATCAAGATAAGGGTGAGCATATGCGTGCTACTGCTGTTGCAGGGTTGCCGTATCGTGCTTCGTTTACTGCGTTCCGTTGTGATCGTCAGTTGGCTTATGGTATGGCTAATACGCCTCGCCCTATCCCTAACATTGCTGATGCTTATCGTATGTCTCTTGGGACATTGGTTCATGCAGGTTTAGAAGATGCTATGTCTAATGCGTTTCCAACAGCCAAATTTGAGGTTCAGGTTGATCTTCGTAACATTGGTGTTGAAGGTTCTGCTCATGCTGACATTGTGACTTATCATCCTGATGGTTCTGTTGATGCAGTAGTTGAGTTCAAAACTGTTAATGGTTTTGGTTTCAAGTCTATGGCTACAGACTTTAAGGGTCCGGCTCAAGGTCCACGTTCAGGTCACGTATTGCAGGCTGCTTTGTCTGCTCTATCTCTTGATGCTGATCGTGTTGTTGTTGCTTATTTAGCAATGGAAAATCTTTCACCTAGCATGAAAGCTTATGTGCCTGGTGACCTTGGTAGATTTGCTGCTGAGTGGCATTACACGCGTGATGAGTACGAGGCGCTTGCGTATCGTGAGATCGATCGGATTACGCATGTAACCAAGTTGATGAGCATTGAGGACTTTGTTGTGCCTACTGCTATTCATGATGATTCAATCCCTTATGGTGCGTTCATTAGTGATCCAAGTCGTGGCCAGTGGATTCGTTTGAATGCGCTTGAGCCTACGATCATTGAAGATACTGGCAAGGTTTGGTTCTGTGACTATTGCGATTGGCAAGAGCAGTGCGTTCAAGATAATGCAGTTTCAGTAACTATTAGAGATCCATTTTAGGAGGGGTCATGACAGATAAAACATATAACGGTTGGAAGAATTTTCAGACTTGGAATATTATCTTATGGTTAGATAATGATGAAGGTTTGAATTCGTTAGTACAAGATTATGGTCACAAGAAATCGTATGAAGATTTTGCATACGACTTTCTGTTAGAGCACAGTACCACTACACCTGATGGTGTTAGATGGTTGGATCGTGATCTTGATTGGGATGCGTTAGATAAATATATGGAGGAGAATTGTGATGTCGGTAGTGTCGAATGAGATTATTCATGTTGCGTTGAAGGATTTGTATCCTTCTAATAATAATGTGCGTGGATTTATGAATGAAGGCAACATTGTTGACTTGATGAATTCAATTGCCCAGGTGGGTTTGTTGACGCCTTTGATTGTTCAAGAACTTGGTGATGTTGAGGGTGGCTTCGTGGTTGTTGCTGGCCATCGCCGGCTTGAGGCTTTGACTCGTTTGCATTCTGATGATTGGCTTGTGCCTGTGTTGGTGCGTAACGATTTTGATGATCGTGCTGTTACTCAGGTGATGTTGATTGAGAATTTGCAGCGTGAGGATTTGTCTCCGCTTGATGAGGCTAAAGCGTTTAAGTCTTTGTTGGATTCTGGGTTTAATCAGACTGAGATTGCTGACAAGATTGGTCGTTCTCAAAGTTTTGTTTCTCAGCGTTTGAATTTGTTGACGTTGCCTGATGATGTGCGTTCGTTGCTTGCTGATAAGAAGCTTAAGTTGTCTGATGCTGTTCAGATGATTGGTATTAGCGAAGAGTCGTTGAAGCCTTTGGTTAAGAAGGCTTTGAAAAATGAGTCTACTGATCCTGTTTCATTTAGTTCTTGGGATATTGATGGTGCTCGTCGTGCTGATGCTCGTGCTCTTGACAAGAAGATTGTTGATGAGTTTAAGTCTCGGTATACAGTGCTTGATAGTCGGCCTGATGATCTTGATGTAACTGTGATTGCTGTGATGGCGACTGATCAACTTGCTTCATACATGCCATCCGATGATGATGTGTTGTATCAAAGTTATAATGGCATTGTTGTTGCTGAGGTTTCATTGAAGTCTGGTGACGATGTTGATCCTTGGGATGCTTATCATGATGAGCGTGATCGTGTTCGTAAGATTAATCATGATGCGATGGTCAACTATAGGTTAGCTTCTAAGATGATTGTCAAGAGTTTGATTACTGATAAGACTCATGCTGCTCGTCAGGTTATGTTGCGTAGTTCTATTCGTACGCTTGTTAATGAAATGTATGACGCTCAAAGTTCAGTTGAGTCATTGCTTGGTTTAGACTTTGATGATTGTGAAGATGTTTGGGATGCATGGCTTAATGCTAGTTCTGAGAATGTTATTCAAGCATTGTTGTGTTGTATGTATGACAACGGTGAGTTAGATGGTGACATTGAACCTGTGCTTGCATTGGAAGGTCTTGAAACACCTGCGATGTTAGAAATGCCTGAACCTCCTGAAGAGGATGAGGATGATGAAGATCTCGAAGATGAGAATGAATAAGGAGAAATAATGGAAATCAATTGGAGTAATCCACCAGCAAAAAAACATTCGTTGCATAGCGAATTTGTTGATGCATTGAAGGCAAACCCTGGTTCGTGGGCGTTGTGGCGTACAGATACGTATGCATCTAATGCGTTTGTTCTTCGTAAGACTTATGAAGGTCTTGAAGTTCGTACCGTATCTAAGGGTAAGAACGAGAAGGGTACTTCTTTGTTTGATATCTATGTGCGTTACGCCCCTATTGTAGTTGAGGCCGAAAGCTTCTGATGCAACTTGAATTGTCATTAGAGCCGCATGGTCCTGATGCTCGTACGTTTGACCCGCCGTCCAGTCATAAGGCTGTTCGGCGGGTCCGTACTGACAAAGGTTTAGCCAAGTTGGCATTGCAAGCTATTGAAGATGCGTACATTGTTAATGGCAATCAGCCTGTGTCTGATGATGATTTGTTAGAGCGTGCCGAACGTATTAGTGGTGTCCGTCAACAACGTAATGTACTTGCAAAAGTACGAGGAGTGTTAGAAGAAAATGGTTATGTTCAGCGTGTTCCTAGCAACGATCGTGTTCGTTATATACCTATCCAAAAAGATTAGTGACTACTAAAGGAAAATATTATGGCTACAGATTATGATGCGTGGCTTGAGAAGCCTTATCAAGATGCTTGTAAAGCTCAGGATGAGTTTGATTCTGCTAGTGAGCAGTACAGAGAATCTGATTCTTATTATGAATCGCTTGAAGATTATTTAAAAGAACATCCTGGTTCTACTGAAGATGATTACCAGGAGAGTGATGCCTATGACAGTCATGTAGAAAGTTATTTGGACAGGCTTAATGAGCCGCCTGATCCGCCGGAAGATAGAGAATACCGTACGAGAGGATGGGCTTGATGCCTAATCATTGTGAAAACACATTAGTAATTACTGGACCAGATGTAGATATCCGTCGCTTTATTCACATTACTAAATGCGACGAAAAAGAACCTTATGTGATCTCGCAGCATATGCCTATCCCTGTTGCACATAAAGAAGCCGATCATTGGTATGAATGGTGCGTAAGTAATTGGGGTACTAAATGGGGCGACTATGGCACGCAGTTGTTTAAAGACGTACCCGATGAAGCAATCTTTCATTATCAAACAGCATGGGGTCCGTACTCTGATGACTTCCTAAAAAAGATCTCTGTTCCATTTCCTACACTTACATTCTTAATGCAATATGAAGAACGTGGCATGGGATTTCTTGGAGTAACTGTTGTATCTGGCGGTGAACTTTTGTACGCCGATAGTAGTGAGCCTGACCTGCCAGAGTATAATGAAGATGACGAAGATGCGTACTACGACGCATGTAACGATATCTATCTAGAAGAGATGGATCGTCTGACCTTGGAGGCAGAACAAACTTATGAGACCGATACAACCGTTAGCTGATATTGAGACCCGTGCACCTGAGGCTGGTCGTATCCGCCTAGGTATACGCACAGGTAAGGCTATGAAGTCGCTTGATACTTTCAGGTTTACTTCACCCTTTAAAGATTGCATTGAAGCTTTAGCCCAACAGTATGGTGGCACAGTGCAACCTTGGAATGATCCTAAGGCTTCACCTAATAATCAGTGGGAAGTTGTTACTCAGAGTAATAGCATTGAAGTGTTTTTGCCGCCGAACCCTGTGTCTACTTGGTATGAAATGTATGCGGGTAGTGGTTTGTTGCGTCGTTGCGATGGTGAGAAATGTCAGGTTCCTCAGCAGACCGGTCCTGGTCAATGGGAGCCTGTTGATACGCCTTGTATTTGTGTGGGTAAAAACAATATGGAATGTTCACCGCATACACGACTCAAAGTGTTGTTACCTAATGTTCCGTTTCGAGGCGTGTGGCGTTTAGAAACTAAAGGTTGGAATGCTTTGAAAGAGTTGCCTGGTATGGCTGATCTGATTGGTCAGTTGAATGAGTCGGGTAGTATGGTGCGTGTTGCTCTTGGTATTGAGAAGCGTTCGCAGATGCGTCCTTCTGGTAAGCGTAACTTTGTTTGTCCTACTTTGACTATGTTGGATTCGCCTAATCAGATTCTTGCTGGCCATGCACAGATTGCTGGTATTGGTATGACAACAACACAGGTTGCTTTACCTCGTAGCACATCGGTACTTGCGTCAGATAACGATGTGATTGAAGCGGAGCTAGTTGACGAAGATCCTCGTGAGGTTGCGATCCGTGCTTTGATTATTAAAGACGCAGAGTTCTTTGAGTTGAATGGGTTACAGTTGTGGTCGGCTATTGTTCGCCAGATCAAAGGTAAAGAGTTTGCTTTGACTGACGATAACTATGCTCGGTTGCAGTCAGCGCATGATCGTATGGTTGCTGGCACTATTATTCCTGTAGGTATTAGCCCTGATGGTATCCCGATTTGGAAAACTGTATGAGGTTATTTGATCGCAAGAATGAAGAATGGCGTTTAGATGCTATGTGCCGAGGGATGGATGTTAATCTATTTTTCCCTGAGCAAGGTGTTGATGTTAGACAAATCCATGCAATCAAAGAGATCTGTGAATCATGTTCAGTCAAAGTAGAGTGTCTAGAGTCAGCACTCAACACAGAAATGGACTTATATGGATTCTACGGTGGAAAATCTGCTCGTCAACGCAGGACAATTAGGTCTCAAAGAGAATGGGATAGTAATCCCATTAGAGCAACCAGCACCATATATGACGATGAATCAGAGGAAACATTGGACATGGAATGCCAAGACGAAGAGAGCTTGGCGTGATGCGGCGTTTTATGCAGCGTGTGCGTGGCGTGTGGACTTTGATGCGCGGAGGCTCAACCAAAAAGCAGTTATCCGTTTCATCTTTCCAGTTACATCTAACCGACGACGAGACCCACACAATTACTATCCGACCATTAAACCAATCATCGACGGGCTCACAGATGCGAACCTCTGGCCGGATGACACACCCCAGTATGTGGAAACGAGAGAGCCAGTGTTCGGAAAATGTGACTTAGTTTACATTATTATAGAGGAACAATGAGTAAACAAAGGGAATATCCCAAAGGATCACAAGTTTGGAAGTGTCCTGCTTGTGACAATGGTATAATTACCAATGTGGTTCTTAATGAACCCCCGCGTTGCATAAAGCATGTGCGTGGAGGACGAGAAATGAATCTTGTCCGTACCATACCTAACTGAAAGGCAATACGATGAAAAGAATTATTTTAGCTCTATTTGTGTTATCTGCTTGCGGATCTAGTGTTACCGAACCAACGCCAACACCATTGTCAACCACAATAGAATTGGCACCACCAACCACTTTACCCACGACAACAACGGTTGCGCCGCCGACGACGCTTCCACCCGTGCAATTAACTTACGAGCAAACCGTTGAACTGGCTCGGGCAACCTGGGGACAATGCGGAGAATGGCACGACCTCGCTCTAGAAGTTGGTTGGCCTGCTTCCGAATGGCCTCGTCTTGGACATGTTCTTTATCGTGAGTCACGATGTACTCCTTCTGCGTGGAATGGACATGACGCGGGATTGGCACAAATCAATCAGGTCCATACTGATTGGGCATTACAAATGGGAATGACATTCCCTACTGATTTATTTATTCCAGCCAACAATCTTTACTTCGCATACCGTCTATGGTCAGCACGTGAAGAAAAAGGTTTGTGTGGCTGGAAACCTTGGTCATTTAAATGCGCGGACTAGGATACGCCAAATTTTGGTGTCCCGTAGATACATCGCTAAAAACGTCATGACGAAATCCTTTCTTTAGCACATCAATAATTGCTGCAAGTAACTCTTGATCTTTCATACTTCGGGGCGCGACCCGCTCCAAGAAGTAGATGGCGAGATCTGCCTGACTGGGATTGAGATGCATTGTTCCTCTTTAATAGTTTCTTCAACAAGGTTGATAACCTGTTGCACCATAGCAACAGGAATATGGAGAACCGAGTCTACACAATCAGCTTCACTCAGCGACTGTGCAATCGAAATATGTTTCTTTTTCCCATGCTTTTTAACGTCAATTAGATAGCCAATAGACCGGACCACATAATTGCCGTCATCTTCAAGGTCACGGAGATGCTCCCATGTGCCAGAGCCAGCGTGGGCATCATGCCAAATAACAAGAACAGGGTTCACCATTTCTCCTTTTTTCGGTCCATACAAAAGACTGGCGCTTGAATAGTCACACCATGTTCGGGAGTAATAATTGCAAGCGCCTGCTGAGGTACTTCATGCCCAAAGTTATTAATCCATGCGTACTCATCAAGACCTTTAAGACTGCCGTTCACAATAAGCCCAGGGGTCTGAATCAACTGGTGCCAATGGCCCATCCAAATCGTTTGGAACGGCTGACCTACATCCAAAGCCCTCTGAGCCTTACGTGCCCTCAGACGACTCACAGCAGGGAATATGCCACCAGCACCGCTACCACCATTCACTTGGTCACCGTGAGTCAACAGATGACCCTTGCCGTACACGTTGATTAAAGCGTCAGCATTCTCGCCCACCTGAAAAGTCACACGCTTATCCCCTACAAACGTGCGCTCAACCATCTTCGCAAGCAACCAGTCCATGTTCGTTTTAGCCCGCAACTTCATACGAGGCTTACGAGACAACCGCCCGTGATTACCAGGCACAGCCACAACATGCACCTTCCCGAACTCGTTAGCAAGCACATTCACACTTGCGCTCAACTGCTCCGTCCAATGCAACACAGAACCCAAGATCGTATCCGCATTCGTCTGAGCCAATTCCTCATGTATGTCGCCACTAAAAGTGTCCCCGCCCAACATAAGTATTACGCCATCATAAGTCACCCCTGATAGATAGTTGCGTGCAAGTTTAATAGCGTTCTCACACCACGCCTGCAAGCGCATCTCCGCTATACGGCGATCATACTTATTCAGACCACCCACTTCTTCGGGCTGAACCACCTCATCAAAATGCATATCCGACAGAAGCAACGCCAAAGTAGCGTGCTTCTTACGCCCACTAGGAACAGAAGTAATCCACTTAGGAATAACACATTCACTATCACGAACTAATTCCAAGAGGTCTATAGTTCGTTGGAGTTGATCTACTGTTTCTAGTAGGTGTGCGTTTTGGTTGTTGGATGAGTCACGCTGGCGGCGTAGTTTGATTAGTTCTGCTTGTAGACGTGTCTCGTCTGACCCCTCATTGGTGTTCATGTTTCCCTCTATTTGGTCGGATGGTCTTTTACGTGTTCGTATAACCTATTGTCTACTGTATCTACTTTTTGTTCGATGCGTTGTAATACTTGCATATTTGCGCCGTGTTGTTCTGTGTTTCGTTTGTCAAATCTTGATAGTAGCCACATGAGTGGCCCGCCTATGAGGGCGACTAGTACGGGAACCCAAATGACTTCCACGGTTTACTCTTCGTCTGCTGAAAGGTTGAAGGCAGCGTTTAGTTCTTCTTTACTAACTTTTCCGTCGTCAGCATATGCACGTGCCAATTTCTCTACTACCTGCGCAGAGGCTGCAATACCTGCTAGGAAAGCTGCTTTCCATACTGGGATTCCGCCCAGGATAGATGCGCCTCCGATTATGGACATGGATGAGTATGCAAAAACGGCGCCAATTCTTGTGAATATTTTCATCTAGTTTGTCCTTAATTAGTTATCGTATTGGGGTTTAGTGGGATATTTTTTTGTTAGGTCGTATTCCCCGTCATAATAAGAACCAAATAGTTTGTCGTAATGTTTGTATTCATCTTCGTCTGGTAGTGTGTCTGGGAAGGCACGTTTGTAGTTGTCGTAGGCATCTCTGCTTGGATCGTCATCAAATATGCTGTTTGTTGGTGCCATGTTACTATCGTACGTCTAGTGTTGGGAAGGCCGCAATGGCATCTAGAACGGCTTGTGGCAGGCTATCTCCAGAAACATAGCGGATATGCCATGCTTCGGCATTTGCTCCGTCCTTGACCTCCCAGGAGAACCCGTACTTGAGGGCGTTGGAGGTCATGAATCCGTCGCCTAGTAGCCATTCAAGACGCTTACCTGATGCTGAGGCAATATCAATAGCGAGTCCGATGCCATGATTACTGGTCCCTGGGGTGCCAGCTGGAGCCATACCTTTCTTGAGATACCATGTTTTGCCTTGATACTTGCGGGTTACTTCAGGCTTACGAGGGGTTTTTTCTGCCGAATAACGCTCGTTAAACATTGCTACTTGACGTGCTAGTGGACGGTATGCACCTACATGCTTGAGTTCAATGCCATCAAAGTATGCTTGTAGTTGCATGGCGTTCCATGCGGTTGCTGCTAGACGATGCAGTTTGCCACCTGGAGCTTTAATATCTCGTAGTAAAGCAGGGTTTAAATCGCCATTCTTTTGACCTGCTAGGTCGGTTGGCATGATGATAGGTAGTACGGTGTAAGTAGTCATATTTTTTCTTTCTAGTTGTAAACCAAAGTTAATCGACCTGAGTTAGCATCAGAAAATGGTGAGTCAAACACACGGTATGTACTCCCTGATGCACAGGATGCGGTTGCCGTTCCATCAATAGCACCGTTAGAAAAACCTGGGTACATAAAAATTCCAAAGTTTGCGTCAACCCCAATTCGACCTAATGTTGCCGAGGTTAAAGTAAACTCTCGTGCGTTACCTACTGTTTGTGACGTGCCTGTTGTCCAATAAGTTGAATCATTTGCAGGATTTCCTCCTGGTTGCGAAGCATAGTTATGTGTACCAAAAGCAACAACAGCACCACTACAACCATCAGTGCTACTTCTATAAGTCCGAATTGATCCGCTATCTGGTACAAAACCTCTAGAGGCAGCAGAAACATTTGAACCGTAGAACCAATGCCCGTACTGATAAGAATATGTTGCTCCAAAGTAACCGGAGAAGATTGATCCTAATGCACCTAAGTCGCTTCGCCATCCACCATTCTGACCCCATGTACCATGCCCAGTAGTGGTTACATAGAATGTACCGAGAGGTTTCGTATAGTTAAAGTCGCCTGTCGTAGCAGGGGTGTCATCTCCGTCTGTTGTGAGACCAGCATTGTCCGTTGCACTGATCCAATAATAAACCTGGAAAACATCGCCTGTAGGCGTATTACGAATACCGCTAGGAATACTAAAGGTATGCGAACTTGCACCACCCGTTCCGATAGAAACACTTTGATAGTTGTTCGTGTAAGTGTTCAGGGTGACATTGTGTAATCCTTGATACAAAGTTGCAGAAGCCACACCAGACTCTGCATCAGTAACAGCAGTCCACGACACAGTATCGCTCGTAGCGCCTCTCACCACTGAGGGCTTGGGTACGACAGGGCCAGTGCTGTCATATTGATAGACTTGCTGCCAAGTGCCAGACACTTTCGCATACATGTTCGTAGCACCCTGCCAAGTACCAGACACATTGGCAAACGGTCTATCCGTACCAGTGAGTTCTTGCCATGTTCCAGAAACATTTACATAAGTAGGCATATCAGTATTTGAACCAAATATCGCCATCTGCGCCACCAGTAGGACTAGCAGTAGAAATTGTGATTGTCTTATTAGCGCCTGATGCTGTAGTGAACACGCCAGCAAGTTTTCCTGCCGTAATACCAGCAGAGCCACTTACGTCTGCGTTAACAATTGTGGCATCAACAATGTTTGCCGAGGCAACAGTGATTGCTGTAGGTAAAGCACCCGTAGCCAACTTAGATAAGGCAACAGCGGCTGTGCCACTAATATCAGCATCAACAATAGTTCCATCAACAAGGTTGGCTGAAGCAATAGTAATAGATGTTGGTAGTGCTCCAGCAGCAAGTTTAGATAGTGCTACACCAGTAGCAATCTTTACGTCAGTCACAGCGTTGCTTGCAATAGAAGCTTCAACAACTTGGCCCCATTTAATGCCGTTAGCCGTTGTGCTGTCAGTTAACAATGTCAAGTTATTAGTTGCTGATGCTGTCAACGAAGTCGTTGTAGTGCCAGTATGAGTAATTAATGAACCTTTAGTGGTTTGCAAGTTCACATAACGATTAGCTTGCTCAACTGTGTAGGCATCCAAGCAATGATCAACAGTGGCACCAATACTATGGTTAACAGCACTAGTGCCGTCATATCCAGCCTGTTGAATAGTAAAAGTAACATTACTTGTTCCTGATGTTGTGTCAATCAAAAACTTTTCTTCATTTGCTAATCCACGATCTACTACAACAACAAATGGACCTGATGATCCATCAGGGAATGAGGTGCCGTTAGCGACAGATAGTGTTGCTGCGCCAGCAGTAAATCCTGATGTTAGTGCGGTTGTTTGCGCACCACCATCAAAGCTTTTAAGAATGTATTCGTCTGCCATTTTAGTCTCCTATAGTGTCACTAATCTTACAACCATTGTGCCTTCAAAGCCCGTCTGATTGTCCGACCAGTCGTCTGGTGAGTATTCGTATGCTTCTAAGCGTACACGGCGAGAAGTTTTACCTTCAAGATAACTAACCGGACGTTTAGTTTCCCATATTTCTTTTAAGAACAGTAATTCACTGTCTGTGTCTAATGACATTAATTGACCTGTTGAATCGTTAACAATAGTTTTACTGTATAAAAGTATTGGGATTATGTATTGTTCTACTGGTGGAGCAATAGGAAATGACCGCAATCTCCATCGTTCAAATGTTGGGGTGGATGTGCCTGGGCCAGCAAGTTCTACACGGACTTGGAACCAGTCGCCTTGTTCGCCATCTAATTGGACAGTAATACGAGTGTTGTTGGGTACGCTATTTCCTGCACTGTTTAGAAGTAAAGCCTGGTCATCATATATTTTTACTGTTACAGATTGACTGGCAGCTAATGGTTGGAACGTCGCATTTAGGTCTGTTACTGATTTGCGTTCTACGGTACCGTAATAAATATGCCCTGAAAGAATATGACCGCTAGTTACATACCCTGTAGTTGATTCAACATATACGCCAATAGTAGGGATACCCAATACTGTGCGGCCATTAAAACGAGCAACAGTAGTACACAAGCCTGCGGTATCGGCATACACATCCGTCGCAAAGGCAGGCTGCATAGGACGAGGAGTGTTAGAAAGATCAAGACGACCAGCTCCTGATTTGTTTGTATCGATTACTTGCCAGTTGAACCATACGTATTGTCCTTCGGCTTGTGCTGAGGTGACTGAGCCTGGTGTGTCAATAAGTGGACCGTAAGTAAGGCTTCCGTCTGCACCTACTGTAGCCATTCGGATACCTTTGTTAGTACAAAATATGACTACGCCAGCGTGGCTGGTAACGTGTTGTATCAGTTCATTGATTGATAAAGATACAACTTCTGCACCTTTAACTAGTGTGCCTGTTGAACTAACACTAAAACCAAAGATTTCTGAGCGTGAGCCTGCATATCCGCCTGCATAAATCTTGCTACCTACAGCGAATACTGTGCTGTAAACAAATGATGTTTGGAAGTGTGTGTCTACTGTGGTCGCCGTATATGCAGAATCATATGTTTTAAGAACATTTGCAATAGACGCAAAAAGCCGGCCACTAGCAAACCACACACGACTATGAGCAGATGCAACAACACTTGTAGCCGCAGTACCTGAGGCAACCGTATATAAAGCAACAGAAGTAGCCACATAAACAGTTACACCATCCGTAGCAATATCACGAATAGTACCACTAATGCCAGTAATCGTGGTCCATGAACTAAAAGTAGAAGTACGTTTAAGTGACGCACCATCTGATGCATAAAGAAAACTATCGGTAGGGCACAACAAACTTACAGAACCAGTAAAAGACCCATCAGAAAAAGAAGTAGATGGGAGAAGCGATAACTCGCCTTCATCCCACACATTAATGCCAACACTTGAGTCAAACCGACTCACGTTCCTATCATTTCCAAGATCCATAATATATTGGCCAGCACCACTAAACCAGTTATAACGATAACGCCACCAAGCACCATCAGTGTTAAACAACGAATCGTCAACCTGACCCGTAGAAACAACCGAATCACGCAACGAAGTAAGCGACGACCGCTTATAGTTCTTTACATCAATCGGATATGTACGTCCATCAATCTTAATAGTAAACGGGATAGCCGTATCATTAGTAGATGTACCAATATAAAAAGGATAAGAACCTAAACCAAGAAGAGGCGCAAAACTCATGTAAACCTCAACGGGTACTGCCAACGCAGACGATCTATTTCCTCAGCCTTTCGACGCACATACAACGGATACAAACGGTTAGCTTCATCAGATGCAGTACGAGGAGGAACTTCCTCAGCACGACGAGGAGAATCTTGAGCCACACGAGCAGACCTACCAGCCTCAGAGTCACCCAACAAACGCCACTTAATACCAAGATCAAGCACATCAAGCATAGAAGGCTTCATACCAATATCGTCAACAAGATCAGATGACCAAGAAATAGCTTCCACATCAAGAGGAGCAGCAGCAACAAAATACAACGAACCCATATAAACCGGTGGGAACATACGGAACAGCACGCCACTAGCGGGACCGTTAGTCCAAGTGCCAGGCACACCACGTTGCAAACGGCCTGCTACTCGTGCCCAAGAAGTTGTGTCGTCATCAGTCCAGTTGCGACGAACATCAACTAAACCAAAAATGTTACGCCATGCAACAGGCAGATGGACTGTTTGTGAACCGTCACTGACAGCCTCAATACGAGCCATAGTGCGATATAGATCAGGACCCCAAGATGTAAGTTCATCAATCAGGGTTTCGTAAATGTGTAAACCACTAAAACGAGGGTTAATGTAAGCCTCATCGTTAGCGGTGTGTGTCAAAGCTTCGGAGCCGTTCCAGCCACGAAGAACTGTTGCTGTTTTGGCTACACGGTCAACTGACATGACACGCATCTCTTCATTAGCAATAGATAAAACTGCACCAGAGACTAGTGATGCAGGGAGTTCATAGGTCAATGTTACTGACGTATCCGTCAAGTCAACATCGGAGGCAAGCGTGTTTACCTCATAACGGAACGACGAAGCAAGCTGACGCTTGACTCGCTGGACCGCTGCGCTTACAAGTGTGCGCGACAACAGCGTTCCTTTCGTTAAGCAATGAGCGGGGACTGCTGGAGGGGATACAGCCCCCGCTCACTACATCGTTATGGTCAGACCAAGGTTCCTGCGGTGGGGAACGTTGCGGCGGTATTCAGAGCACTGAACTTGGCCATATGGTCTTGTCCCTTGACCTGGAATCCACATTCTCCAACCATCATGTATGAATCCGTGTCGTTGGTCTTAGCCAACTTCTGAGCCACGAGAGGCTGGAATACACGCTGGATGAAGTTGTCACGGCTGTAACAGAATGCGTCGGTCTTACGGACGTAACGGTTACGGACCAAGGTGACTTCACCAAATTCGGTCATGACGGTCTGTGCACGACGACGACCACGGCGAGCATCTTCAACCGTTACGGTCTGGACACGCTCGTTACCAACGGTGTTGTTCAATGCGCGGAATGCAGCAGGACGGGCGGTAATGAAGTCAAACATACCACCGTTGTCGTATGCAGTCTGCTGAAGGGCTTCGATTGCACCAACGGTAATCCAAGACGATGACGAGTCAACGTTGCTGGTAATGAACGAGTTCAAACCACCAGTTGAGCGGACACGAGTTGCCGTATCTTCGTACTTAATACCGTACAAAGCAGCCTGTTCAATGCCGACATTGCAGTGAAGCATTGCGTTACGCATCTGCTTGTTCAATTCGTTCGGCACACCATACTTCGGGATGCTCTGCTCGGTACGTGACACGGTGAGCTTCTTGGAGAAGATCTGCGTGTAGTTGGAGTACTTGTCACGGCCCTGGAAGTTAGCCGATCCAATGTCACCTTCTGGCAGTACGGTTCCAAGACCGATAATTTCTGCACCTGAAGTGTGGCTGGCTGCGGTTGAACCAAGAGCACCACGAGTAACAGTCAAGACTTCAGTTGAAGTATCAAGTGCAGTTACCTTAAAGATTTCGTCGTCAATGCGGATGGCGTCGCCAACAGCAAACTTGACTGCATCGCCTGCAACAACAGTAACGTCAGTTTCGCTGCTATCAAGTGCTTCGTTAAGGACGCCACGGGGCAACGGTACATCTTCTTCCATCCAGTAGAAAACAGTGTTGTCAACTGGAGCCTTGCCGATTACACCAAGACCATCTGAACCGATGCCTGAAAGCAACGGAAGATCTTCTGGGGTAAGAATGTAGATCAATTCATCAATATTGATCTTAGTTTCGACCTGGAGGTCATATGAATAAAAGTTTGGGCCAACAAGTTCTTGTGCCATGATAATTAATCCTTTGTGGTTGTGATGCGAGAAGCTCGCAAGTGGTCGTTGATTTTGTGGCGTTGCTCACTAGCCTGCTTCATGCGTACAGGGGTCATGTCTGGATTCATAACAGGCATTTTGGTACCGTTAGGTCTCTCGTCATAAAGAATCCCTTTATTCCATGAAGGCGGTTCTACTTGCTTGCGACGCCCATTATGCCGACTTGGAGTAGCCGATGGCGACACTTGTAATCCCTTACTTTTGAGGCGACACCCGTAGTGTTCCTCGCAGTTCGGTATTTCACAAAGAGCCATAACTACCGATCAAAGCGGTGTCCGATTGAACGAGCCTGGTTAGCCCACTCATTCGGGTCAAAGATTGCACGCTTGTCACCAGATGCTGCTGCCACTAGAACACGGTCAATTGCTGCAAGTCCGGCATCATCCAAGGTTGTTCCCTTTTGGCGGGCATCATGAAAAAGATCATAAGCTTCGTCGTATGGGTCACGCTCTGGCATTTCCGAAGGTGTACCAATATTGCCCTTAGCAAAGGTTTGGCGAAAGTCCTGTTGTCCTCGTTCCTCGGATTGGATCTCGTTACCTCGTGGTGCTTCTGCGCCACCAATTCCAAGATCTGCGGCTTCAGTCTTGAGCGAATCAAGATCTTCACCATCCCAAGTTTTAAACAACAACTTACCAATTTTGCTACCAGTATCAATACCAGCCTTTGCAAACAACAGTTCCCGCTTCATTTCAGCCAACTCGTTCTGAGCTTGCTTTCCTGCTTCGGCTGCCTTACGCAACGACTTAATATCCTGCTGTTCTTGCAACATTTCATTATCTTCTGACATTTGTGTTTCCCTTCAATGGTTTTTTGTCAACAGCCGACTCGACTTACACCCACATTGCGGCGACTTTGTGAGGATTAATTTTGACGGCCACGTGAGTAGCACACATCTATAGGGCCACTTGCGTAGCTCACCTATATAACTAAAAGTATATCATATAGTCGGTACTGTCAAGTACCCTACCATTTAACTTTGTCAGCCCAATATGCGGCTGACATTTTACCTTTAGAAATGTTAGATGCATGTCGTGCTTTAAATGATTTGCGACGTGCAGCATATGAGGCAGATTCACCAGCTTTTTTAGGTGAACCGCTTACACCTTGTTGTCCAAAACGAATAGTTTTAACTTGTTCGCCCTGTTTGGCTACAACAATATGTGACTTTTTAGGATGGTCGGGTGTACGTTTGGGCTGGTTAAAGCCTGAAACACCTGCACGAGCTAGTCTAGAATCTTTTTTTGCAGCCATTACTTTTGCTTATAAGGTTTAGCACCAAAAATATAATCACTAACTTGATTTTCTTTTTGGAAAACACCAGCACCAGGATTACCTACAGGCTTCAAAGCACCATAACGTGAAGTAACCCGAGCACCTGTAGTAGCAACTGCTGGCTTCTTCTTGCCACCGTCAGGCTTAGGTTTCATCGTAGGCTTGGGTTTTGCTACAGACTTTTTCTTAGCAGTAGGCTTAGCGCCACCGCCACCAGTCATCGGTTTTGCTTTCATTAGTACATGCCACCCATCTTTTTCTTAGCCTTAGCCTTTACAGCAGACTTTTTACCTACCATCTTTTTACCAGAAGATTTAGCAGCTTTTTTAGCCGCAGCCATACCTTCTTTAGTATACGGAAACTTCTTACCATCAACATTAGGCATAATTACTTCTTTCCACGGTTACGTGCCCGATTGCTCGATGCACTTTCTTTGACTAACTTACCATTTTTAGTATGTGACAAATCAGCACCCCCCTTGCCCATCATACCCTTAGCACGACGAGCTTTAGCAAGTTCCCTACGCTTAGCCATCTGCTCCGCTTTAGCATTAAAAGTAGTATCAGTTTTAGCTTTAACTTTACGAGCATCAGGGTTTGCCTGATAAAACCTGGCAGTTTTACGAGGATTAGCAACAGGTTTAGGAGCCATCAGCGTTGTGCCCCTAACCCTGAAGTACCAGAAGTAGACACAAAAGCCCCACCAGTAGTGTCACGTTGCCTTAACTGACGACCCATTAAACGATCCTCAAGTTGCTGAGCAGCATCCGCATCACCCAACGCGCCGGCTTTAAAAGCAGCATCAGAAGTCATACCACTAGCAGACTCACCAAGCGTACTGGCTTCCAAAGACTGCAAACTAGCAACCTTAGCCGCATCACTAGCCGCATAAGAAACATCTTTATTCAAAGACGCATACTCTTCGGCCTGCTGGCGACTAACCGTCAAATTCTGTCTCCTACCAAACCCACCAAAAGCAGCCGATTTAGCAGACTTTTCAAGAACCGCATTAGCTTTAGTTGGGTCAAGAATAGCCATAAGCAAACCTTGCTCACCAGCCATTTCACCATAATATTCATTAAAAACATCTTTTACTTCTTGAGGCAATGTTTTAATAACATTATAAGAATTATTAATACGTTCAGTAATCTGATCTATATTCAAATTAGTGGCAATAGCTTTATGTGCATCATCGTAACTATCATAAAACGATGCTGGCACACCATACTGTGCCATAGTCCGAGCATAATTAACCTCATACTCTCGGACACTCTCTACTGTTGGAATATCAACTACTTCGCCAGCGTTAGCACGAGCACGCATATCAAAAATAATTTTGTATCGGTTGCGGAATGTTTCGTTACTTTCTAAAGCAATTTGCAATTCTGCCGAAGATTCAACACCATTAACCATTTGCTCATACAAAAATCCTCCAGGATTGCCGTTTGAGTCCACAGTAAACAATTCGCTTAAACCCAACGAACTTAAATATGACGCTAAAGTTGCAAATGTTTCAGCCATTAGAATGAACTCTTTCCAAATATTTGAGCAATAGTTGTTGCCATTGATGAACCCAATTGTTTAGCCTGTTTAGTTTGACCCCACCGAGAATCTTTTCGAACATTCTTTTGAACCTCGGATTGCGTAGCCAAACGAGTCCCAAGTTTTTCATCTTGCACAGTCATCATTTTAAGATACTGGTCATTAGTAATATCAATATCGCCAGCGTTCAATTCTAAACCTTGAGCAATAGCGTCACGCGAAGGCGTAAGAACATCCTCAGGCGTAAGCCCTTGATCTAAATATTGTGCAATCCACGGCATAGAACTACGAGCCTGGGCAGCCAAAATGCTACCAATACTACTAGTATCTAATTCACCAGATGCTATACGTTTAGCATAATCTTGCGCAGTAGTATCACTCAAATTCATCAAATACTTTTTGCCCATAGATTTAATCTCATCACGACTAGCAGTTAATGTTCCTTGTTCTACTTTAGTCCAATCAATTTGATTTACAATCATATCCGTTAATTGATCTTCAGTAAAATCAAGTTTTTCTGCAACCGTAGCCATATAAGCAATTTCGTCAGTACTTAATTTAACACCTAGTTTTGCACTCTCGTTTTGAAGTCGTGCAGCTAAAGAATTAATTGTGTTGCGTCGTTGTTCTGCCGAACCACCACCACCACCACCACCAGTAATAGACGATAAAGGAATATTATGTTTACTTGCCAACTTTAAAAGAGTACCGTCACCTAAAGTGCCATCCATTAGTGCATTAGTATAATCAGCAAGATATCCTGGATGATTTTTCATTCTTGGATAATCACGAACTGCTTGTTGTTCTATTGTAAAATATATTCTTGGTTTAGTTATAATATTTCCGTAAACATCTTTTTGAGTAACATCTGTCATCACAAACGCATTTAATGCTGCATCTTCAGAAAAAGCATTAACACCAGCCGGAAGTCCTTTAGTAACTGAAGATAAAGCTTCAGCAATAGGATCTGGATTTTGTTGATTTGATGTAGTGGAAGGCGTAGGCGTAGGCGTAGGAGTAGGCGGGCGTGGTATCGGTTCTTGAATTTTACGTGTGGCCATGATTAACTCCAATATCTTGCTGTAGCTGCACGGCTATTAGCATAGTTTGTCCAAACATATTCTTCTTGATATGTGTCCTGCAAATATTTTTCTATATTAGCGTTCATATCAAATTGCATTTGCTCATCAGCAAAATTGCCTTGAGTAACTGTCTTTTTTTCCCATCCTCTAACAACATCTTGTAATTGTTGAATTTCTTCAGGATTTAAACCACGACCTAAAATAGATGAACCTAACTGGTTTGCTTGAGATTCAATAGTTAAGGGATCGCTACCAATAACTTGTTGATCCCATTGAAGTTGACCAACACTTTTAATTCTAGAATTCAAAAATTGAAGAGGTTCTTGTCCTGCTAATGCCGCAGATGAAAGAAAATATTGCCAAGCGTTACGAGTCAAAGGATCAATTACACCAGCAATTGGTAATTGTCCATCTCCATAATTAAAAAACCCTGCTTTTCGAAGATCATCTTGTAACTCTTTAATGTCACTATATTTTGTTAATGTTCTAGGGAAATTATAAAGTTTTACTGGGTCCCACTTTTCATCAACTGTTGTTGGTTTGTAACCATATTGGCTAGCAAATTGTCCTGCTCCAGCAACTGGTTGTAATTTGTATGCGGAATCTAGCATTAAAGTATAATAATTTCTTTCAGGATTTTCAAAAAGATATTGTTGTCGAGCCAATTCAGGATCTACACCTGTTTGAGTTTGACTTACTGAACCTTCATTATTTGGAGCAAGAACAGTTACTCCATTTCCAGTCATAGGAGGAACGGCAGTTTGTCCTAAAGTGTCTACATATCCTGGTGATCCCGGTGTTGTAGTAGTAACAGGTGGTAAAGAAGATTCAGTGTCCACGGTTGGTGTTAAAGGAACTTCACCTGATTGTGCTGCGGCATATATTTTGTCAGTAACACTTTGAAAATATTGACCAACATATGTTTCAGAATTATTATCATTGCTATAATTGGTTATTCCACTAATATTTAAATTTAATGGTTCTTGTCCCCAAATTTGATTATATAAAGTATTATTTTGTTCAATAATTAATCGATCTGCGCTTGCCGCTTTACCCAATGCTTCAACTTCAATTTCAATAAGTTTTTGTTGATATTTTTCATATGCTGGAACAACATATTTTTTAACATTATCAGAAACTTTAATACCAGAATTTTCTGCAGTATTTAAAAATTGATTCCAGTTAACAGTTTGAGCAGTCCAAGGAGTGCGTAATTCTTTTGGAATTAATTCAATAACTTTTTCAAAATCATCAAACTCAAGTCCTGGTGCCGAAGTACTTGTACGACCACTACCTACCTTTCCGCCTTCCTGAATACCAAAAGTAGCACGAATTAAGTTAAAAAAATCTTTGTTACTTAATTGTTTTGAAGCATCCTCATTAGTAACAAATTTTGAAGTCTCGCTAATAAGACCAACAAAATCTTCTAAAGGAATAATTGGATCAGCCATCAGTCAAGCCCCGATTCTGGTTTAAGAATACCCAACCAAAACGATTTTAGTTGAGGATATTTAGTAAGGAAATCTTCTTCAACCCAAGTTTGCCAATTGAAACGTTCTGCAGCAACAGCACTACGGCCAGAAGAAGTTTTATTTAAAGATAGTTCACCAACAGTATTCATATAACGATTCCAACCATCAACCAAAATTACCATAGAATCAGAATAATCTGTTCTAGGGAACTCTGGATCTTTGAGCATAATTTGAATTTCACCAATAATATTTCTACGCTCGCCAGCACGAGTATTACTAGTTAAAATTTCAGCAAACTTTGGGTGAGAAGCTTTCCATCCCTTATCAAAACGCTCCCACTTTTCACGCCAAAGATCAGCCGAAGCCTGATCACCGCTTTGTTCTGCCACAAGAGCTTTTTCTTCATAATCATTCTTTACAGAAAAATAACGAGTAGCGCCTTCTTTGAACATAAACTCATCAAGCATTTCCTGAGGCGTACTACGATAACGCAAACCTTCAACAACACTCTGATTCCAAGCCCACTGAGAAAAATCATCAGCAGTTTCCGGATCATTCGGAATCATCCAAGGACTACCAAGTTTATATTCACCAAAAATATTTTTGTTATCCAAATAATATTGGATAGCAGCCTTAGTACTTGGAATAACAGCACCAGAAGGAGTTTCATTTACACTAGTTGTATACATCATTGGGTTGAAAAGATCTTGGACACCAAATCGTTTTCCTTGATCAATATATGTATTGATGTAACGAACAGTCCCTTCATCAATACCATAAAGACGAATACTGTCATAGTATTCTGCCTTTAATAAATCTCCTGCATTTTCAATAGCCCCGCCAGTTAACCATTTAATTGAGTTATCCTCGCCTTGATTAATTTCAACACCAGGAGGCCCCATTGTTACCCATCCACTAAGCAGACGAGTGACTTCCATAATGCGTGCATAGTTTGTTACGTCACGCATAACTTCTTCCATTTCTGCGGCAGTCATATCCGGCTTAGGACCTTTACCTTGAGCCATATAATGTGCCATAGCCATGTTAAAATAACTGCCTAGTTTTTCGTCTTTACGCAATTCGTCCTGGCTAGAACTCATTAACTTTACTGCTTTAACAGTATTGACCATTGAAGCAGGCAAGAAGTGATCCCACCAGTTTCGATCCAACTTATTGTCCTCACCAACAATATTTCGTTCTAAAGCTTGCAATGGTTCGAAGTCAGAAAATATTCCAGAAAGAAAACTAACTGGCCAAATAACAAGAGGCGAATATGACGGAGCACCAAACTTGGGACCAAAACCTGGCAATATTTTATTTGTTGATTGCGTAATCATTCCTGTCAAACCAAGATCCAAACCAGTAATACTAGATAGACCGTCAATCATAAGATCGGTTCCAGGAATTACAAAATAGTCATCGCCGTTTGGTTGTTCACGAATAACACCCATTTCACGCAAACCAGTATATTTCAACTGGAATTGACGCAATGTGGCTAAACCGTTAGCACCACTGTCTAAAGCAATAATTCGTGACCATCGTTTAATAAAGTTTTCTTCTGCATAGAAAAAAGGCATAAAGCCACGACCCCAATCAGCAAATTGTGATCGTATTTCGTTGCTGTCAATGTATGGCATAACGTCACGAATTGTTCGTTCTTGTGCATAGTAGCGAGCATTCTCTAATGCTTTTTCACGGGTGTTCCATGCATTTTGTAGAGTAGCAAAATCTTCGTCATATAATTCATCTAACAGTTTTTGTACTTTAGCTTTACTTGTTCCTTCAACACCAATGGTTTCAATTTGTTGAAGTCGTTGACGAACCGCCCATTCAGCGCCACCAGATTTAATAACATCCTCGCCCAATTGAGCGGTCATGTAATCTAAGAAATCCCATGAACCACCAATTTCTCGGTCACCAGTAACAACATTGCCTTTATTTTTAGTAGCAAAAGTAACCAACGCATTAGTTTTGTCATCAACAGGATTATTTTTTAGAATAGTAAGTGCAGTATCAAAATCTTCATCAACAAAACTACGGATGTAAGAAATTGCTTCCCCATTAGACCAATATTCTGCTTCAGGAACACCATGCGACAGACCTACTTGACGACCAACATCTGACCATCTTTCAAGAGTCTGAGGTGATTGCGGACCAAAAATGTTTTTAGCATGAAACGCATCCGCTAAATTATTTAAAGAAAGTTCTTCTGGCGTACCATAAAGCATCCAATCAATATTTTTGAGGTTCTGCTCCATAGCAATACTGTAAGCATGAAACGCCATAGGCTTACGAGAAATAGCATCCATAATCGGTGCAAGCACTCTATTAAAACCAAACTGAACAGCCTTATCAAATTGCGCCATAGCACCAGTTGAAACATCTTCTAATACAGAAGCTATTTCCATATTAGGCAAATTGCCAACAGAACTATTTTGAACATCATGAAGATTAAATCGAGTCACAGGAATATGATCTAAATAAACTTCTTTGTCCATCCCACTTAATTTTGTACTTTGCGTACCTTCAAAAAGTTTACGTCCAGAAAGTTTTTCTGCCTGATCATAAAGAAGAGGCGCAATAATATTCCAGTTAATATCAGTTTCACCCTTATATTCAATTGCTGTTTCTTCCATATACCGCATGTCACCAAGATCAACAAGATCTTCTTCACCCATACGAGCATCTTTATAAATACCACGCGCAGGAATAATATCGCCCTGCTTCAAAGCCATAGGACGACCTTCATTTAAAATCCACAACGTGTCATCTTCTCGCACAACATAATCCATCCGTCGTCCGGATTTAGTGCGTTGTCTAATAGTTTCAATAGCCGCATCAATAATTTGTTTTTGCGAACCCTGCGTTGCAGCATCATACAAATATTCGGAAACAATAGGATAGTTATCTACTGGCCAACCAATAACATCAAAAGCTTCTTCGGGCATATTGCCAACAAACTCTGGAAATTCTTCTTGTATTCCAGCTTTTGATTTCATTGAAAACATTTTACGAGCAGCGGGTATTTGACTATTTTCTGTAGCAAATCCAAATATTTGATTTAGTTGAACAATTTCATTAGGTTCTTTAACTGGCAAATACATTGATTTAACTTCAGGAATAAAATGTGTTTGTTCTAAATTTCGTGCAACGTTACCTCTAGGTTTATACGGAGTCATTTTTTCTAGTAAAGCATTCATTTTATTTAAATAAAATTCTGCTGATTCACGTGTTGAAAAAACCAATGGTGTGCGCGTATCAATAGCAGAAACAACTAATTCTTCCATGCTTAATGGAGATCTAGTTGTATTTACACCATCATCCCACCTATCACCCTTTTGCCATGTGCGAGTAGATGTCCAACTATCGCCCAAAGTATATGACGGAGGAACATCTGGCAATTCACCAGAAGTTTGCCTAGCAATATACGGTGGGAGATTTGATGTATCTAAAACAAAAACTTCTTGCGTAGGACCAGTATCAACCACACGACGATTCAACCTAAGAACATCATCAAACTCGCCACTCTCAATTATGCGAGCCATTTCCATTTCTAGTGCTGGCTGAATTTCATCAAACGAAGAATAAAAAGGGCTAGTAGAATAATCAGCAAAAATTTCACCTGGCTTAATTCGACCAGATTGAATTAAATTATGTTGATTTAATTGTTCAAGACAAATATTTAACGAGTATTGTTGATCTTCAGTCAAAGCATTATATCTATCATGAAAATTAATTGTTTCCGGATCTTGTCCGTTTAATATTGCGTTCTCTTCTCCAATTGCATAAATTTCATCTTTACGTGCTGTGTAATATTTAAATTCGTCATCAGTTAAAAGATGCGCAATTCTTGAACTTTCAGGTCCCAACGGATCATTTGTATTATTTAAATAACCTTTTGTTTTACGCAAAGAATCTAATTTTTTGTACTCATCTACAAGCGGATTAAAAGTATTTTTAAAACTTTCTAGAAGCTCTGGCATTGACCATTCAAGATGAAGACTTTGACCTGCTTCATCTATTAAACCTTTTATAAAATCTTCTGGACTAATTTCAACTTTAATAACATTTCCAGAACCAGACAAAGATGGCTGCACGGCAGGATAATTGGGATCTTCTAAATAACTTACTCTTATTTTTGATGGATCATCTATTAACTCGTGGAAAATATTAGGAAGAACAACAATTTGAGTGTCAGAATCAAAAAAATCAGCAGTAGTGCTTTCTACATTAGGAAAAACAAATTCTAATTGTAATTCGGTAAAAGGATCTTCTGTAACGTTTAAATCAATAATTTTGTTATCTACAGAATTTACTGCCCATCTCGGCCCAAAGTTTTCAAAATATGTATTTAAATCATCAATCAAATTAGGTTGAGAAAAAATTTCTTTAGTTTTTGTTTCTGTTACACCAAGTGTAGTTATGGTCAACTCGTCAAGAACGGTCTGATCAATGTCATCATAAATAGAACCGTCAGGAACATGTAACGAATAAGTACCAGCAGGATACGTAATTGAATTTGATGTTGGTGCGGCAATAACTGGATTTAATGGATCTATTCCCCAAGCCTCAAGTTGTTTATTTACATCATTAAGATTATCTATTCTTATTTCTTGCATGGAAATATTACCTTGAAGTGTTGTTTCTTGAGAAGCCGTAATTGGTCCATTTTGCTTAAGTCCATTAAAGAAATCTATATTTTGTTGATGACTTTCTATTTGACTTTTTAATAAACTTTGACTATCAACTGCTCTTTTTTGCATTAAATAATCTTCTGATTTTTCAGCATGTATAGCTAACTCACGATGGCCAATACGCCCCGCTTCTCTAAAATTTGGGCTTTCAAGAATATAAGGTGCTTCAGGCCCTTGAGTAAAAGTTGCGCCTCTTCCTTCAACACGATAAGGCAAAGGTGCAGTTCCATTAGCAAGGTCACCAAAAGTACGGTAACCAATATTTTCTCTTGTAATACCATGAGCAGCAAAAGTATCATCAACCGTAGTTGTAAACATTACAGGACGAGTTCTAACATTGCCAGTGTAAAATATACCTGTCGCATAGCGCAATGATTGTTCATGCGATAAACTGAATGACAAAGCATCATTAGAAGTACCCCATTGACTTTGTTCTTGAAAAAATAATGTTATAGAACCATCAGAATTAAGAACATACTGATCACCAGGACGTTGCATCATACGATACAAAGGTTGACCCTTACTACGACCAACCGACTGGCCGTTCCATCGCATAACTTCAGGACCCCAATGTTGACCGTCAGTAGCCCAGTCTTGGAATATGTTTGCCATAACCCATGACTTTGCTGGTTCTTCAATATCACCAACTAAACGCTGAAGATTATTTATTGCACCCGCACCAACTTTATCGGCATCACTTTGCAACAAAATTGTTGTGAACTCTTCAGGAGTAGGAACACGCAAACCACCATAATTGTTTTTAAGAACATCATATAAAACGCCATCTTTATGCTGGTTTAACGCAGCAACAAAACGTTGTACTCGCGCAGGATGCTCAAGCGGTTCGTTAACAACCAACCACAAGTGAAGTACTGAAGCATCAAGTGCACCTAACCCATCATCGGCAGAATCTAAATAGTTTTTCCAGGCATAAATAATTTCTTGATACTTTTGTGGTGGAACTAATTCTTGGGTATCAGGAGTAAAAACATTAAGTTCTTTTTGAATAACAGGAGAAATTAAAGCATCATCAGTAAGTTCACTAGTTCGCTCATGAACGGACACATGAAAATCTTCTCTAAGTCTATGATTTTCTCCTTGACGGACGATACCCATTTCACCGGTACTTAAACGAACATTAATTTTTTCGCCAAGTTCACGTTCTACGGCACTAGTCCTGGCTGTTAATTCTAAAGGAATACCTGAACCCGTACCTAGACGGTCCATCAAAGCATCAAAAGCATCAGTAGTAAAATATCGTGCCCTGTCAACTAAAGATTTATTAACTCCGCCAACAAGCATACGGCGAAGTGAATATTCGTTACCAAAAATCATCATGTCAGCCATAGACTTAACATTGTTTTTAATAATAGATGGACTTAAAGATAAATTTTCTGCGAGTGTTTTAGAAGTAAGTTCGTCAGTTGCTCCACGCAAAAGCTTCATTATGTCTACAAGTTTACTCTCTTGCCTATTTGCTCCACGCAAAAATGTTGTTAACCATTTACCGTAGTTTTTACCAACAACAAAAAAAGGATTGTGGCCTGCACCTAAACGAGTAACAACTCGTGCAAGAGGTCGAATGTGAGCAGGGATATCATAATCTTTTAGAAGAATCCATTTTTGGCGTTCAGTTAATTTTCGAGTGCGATTTGCATTAACACCAGCAGTATTAAACTCACCAACAATTACTTTAGCTTCTTTATATGCATCATAGTTACCAATATTTCGTGCACCAAATTCTTGTAACCAAAAACCTGAACCTGCACGGGCAATTAACGCCAATAAATCTTCGCCAGAGTTACGGAATGCAAAACCAAATCTAAACAAAACTGACGGCTTCCAAATTTTTTCTTGGAATCCTTTAATGTATTGATTCTCAGGAATGCCTAACAACACTCTAAAATAACTTCCGTCGGCTGCTGCTTTACGCAACAATTTCATATCTGGTAAAGCAATCATAATTGCTTGATTATGAAGAATCGGAAGTGCACCCACTTTATCCATTTTCATTAAACCGTTTTTGGTAGACATAGTTCCAGCCTTACCAAACGCATAATGTTGTTTAAAGTGAGTAAGGATTGAATCTAATTGTTCTGCAGCTTCCGGAAATTGTCGTAAGTTTCCTGCTGTTGCCAGCGAGTCAACCATGGATGCAATAGCGTCAATGCGACCCTGAAAGTTTGGATTATCAATAATTGTTTTAATCCAAAGATCTTGCATGTATGAAGATAAACCTATTTTTTGGAAACTTCGAACAAACTGTGTAATATCTTCAACCGCTTGTGGCTGATCCATAATAGTAACAACTTGTTTTGTTAATGCTGGTGTAACTAGAGCTTCTTTAAAAGCACCAAATGGTTGCAGTAACCTTCCTACAATTGGTGTTTGTGCAAGTTCTAAACCAGTTTTATAGAAAGAGTTTTGTGTAAGAGCAAGAAAATCTTCTCGCATGGCTTCAGGTAAAAAAGATAAAAGTTCATCCATAAAATTAGCGTTGCCACTAATTTTTTCAATAATACGATAAACACTTGCATCACCAGCACCACGTAAGAAATCTCCAAGAGCACCAGTAGCAGTTTTTAATGCGTAAGTTGTTGGTCCTAATGTTTTTAATGTTTGACGAGTAACGCCTTGGGTAATACCAATGCCTTGCATAATGGCACCAAATCTTTGGCCATCAGAAATGTAATCAACTATGTTTCTTCCAGTAAATTCAGTAAAATCTGCTGTGCCTTTAACACCATTATAATAAGTGCGTAAATTGTCGTATAGGGGCATCCATTGTTTTGCGTATTTTTGAATAATTCGGACATCGCCATTAACAACACCTTTAGCGACTTGATCAAAAACACGTTTTACGCTGTCATGTTTTTCGTACATTTGAATAAACCTATTTGCCATAACGGCACCATCAGCAAACTCCATACCATAACGTGAAAGTTTAAAAGCTCTAGTTCCTGCAGCAATTAAGTTAAATGGATCTACGCCGACCATGTATGCGGCATCTACAAAACCTGATAAAAATTGATATTCGCCACTATTAGGATTTAACCCTAAACCGCGTGCGGCTACACGTCCAAGACTAATTTTTCCTTGTTGCATAGTAACAACAGCTTCTTGAAAAATTGGTTGTTGAATAATTGTTTCAAGAGCCGCAACAGTTTCAAAATATGCTGGAGTGTTTGGTTCAACAATTTCTCCGGCGAGTTCCTGAATAATATCAAATTGTTTTTCTGGATTTAACGCTTCACGGTTGCCAGAAATTTCTGTTACTAAAGAAACTAAATCGGTTTGATTACCAAGTTTGCTTGCTAAGGTTTGAGCCAAAGATGTTAAAGCTTCATCGCCTAATAATTCTCTAGCCCTATTTTGTGCTTCAATAGTAAAAAGTTTTTCTCCATCGCCCGCACGAAGGTAAGCATTATAAAATCTTGATGGATTACCTTGAATGGTTTCTGTCAAAAAAGCGGCAGTGCTTGCACCAACAACTGCAGCAGTACCAGCAACAGCAAGAAGTGCTAGCGGGTTGGCTACACCTAAAGTGGCTGCTCCAACATAACCAGCGTATCCTCCTCCTACTGCACCGAATGCTGAAGCAACTTTGCTAGCAGTACTAAGTTGAGCAATGGTTCTGACTGGACGTTGATAAATTTGGTCTTGAGTAAAAATAAAACCTTTTAGTAATCCTGCACCTGCAGGAATAGCCACATCACTAATTGACCATCGAAAAGGTGCGGTTGCAGTACTTAAGGGACCGTCATACCAACTTTTTGTTGATCCATTAGATGATGGAACCTTATAACCCATTTTGGTTAAAGTGTCTTGTTGCTGTGGCGTTAAGGTTGAATAAATAGCACGTTGCGTAGAGGGCATTTTGTTGCGCAAATCGTCAGCAAGGGTAGAAGCACGATACATGCCATAAGCCTGACCAGTATTATACAAAAGAGTATTTGTATCCATGTTTGATGCGGCCATAGCCATAACAGTTTCAGGTTCGCTGGCTAACCAAGGATTCATGCGATACATGGCTTGGGTACGGAATGCTTGTACTGAACTATCTACATATACTTGAAGATTTGCTTCTGCTTCAAGAAGATTATTTTCAATATCATCAACATCTTCTTGTGTGTATGCAACTGACATTAAAGACCAGCCTTCATAGCTAACTCAGAAAAAATAGGGTTGCCTGTTTGTCGTGATAATTGACGCATAAATTCGCCTTGCTTATAAGAAGGAGATGAAGCATATGCATTCATTGAAGGCGAAGGTCCGTTGCGTAAACCCGCATTAAAAGGAACGCTTGGTTGATCGTCGGGTTGATACAACTGTCCACCAACATTACTCAACATACCTTTCATGTCATCTAAAGACATTTTAGGTTGTTCTTGCACGGGGGCACTAGGAGCAGGAGCACCTTCCTGTTGAGGACTTGGCGCTGTTGGTTGAGATTGAGGGTTTACCAATTGAGGTGCAGGCATCGTCTGTTGCAACTGTTCCTGTTGCACACCCTCACCATATGTCTGTCCACTAATAGATTGAACTGGCTGGCCTTGACCACCAGCCAAAGTTTTCTTTGCTCTAGGCACCTTGTCCTCCTTGCATAGCCGCTAACAACTGTTGAACATTCGCACGAGGATCTTGAGGGGGTCCAGCCTGTGGAGGTGGAGCCTGAGCCTGAGCCTGTTGCATAGCCATCATCTGCTCTGGAGGTCCAGCCATACCAGGCATAGCCTCAGGTGGAGCAACCATTCCTTCGGGAGCTGGCGGTGCTTCTGACGCTTGACGCTTACGCATTTCATCATCAGCCATAGCAACAGCATCAAAAATATCTTTGCCTTCCGACAAATACTTCTTAATCATCGTAGAAGCAATTAACGGCAACTCGCCAGTCAAAAGCTTTTGAAGAACACTTTGACGCAAGGCATCATCAAAGTCCTCGTCCTGCACAAGACGTTCTTCAGCCTCATGGTCATCAATGTACGGGTGCATAGCCCTGAAGGTGCGACCCGAAATGGCTTTAGCACCACGCAAAGACCCAAGGATCTGTGTCTGTTGCATAACATCAGCACCAGGAAGGTTATACGAAACTGTGTTATCTAACAGTTCTATGTGTTCCTGCGGCGTAAATGTGACAATACCTTTGTCTCCAGCCCATCCAGAGTACATTGAATACTTCTTGTCAGGCCAATACGCTTTATAGGTAGAAAGAATTGCTGAGTTAAGATGTGGTAGCCACGCTTCACTGATTTCGTGAAGTTCTTGGATGCGCGGATCAACAGCCATACCGGCCATAGCGTCCATACCACGACCAGTACGCAAAGCACCGTAAGTCTCACCACCAAATTGTGGAACCAAGCCCGTTGAGGTGCGGAAGTTGCGTTCAAGACGGTCAATGGTTTGCGTGGTCCTAATGTCTGGCGTGGATCGAATCTGACCGATGGACTCAACGTCCTGTAGCAAGTTGATTTCACCTTCACGACCATCTTTCCATTGTCCACCAATAATACGAGGCATTCCACCCGAACGCCCAATAGCGTACATGTCAGGCCAAATAGCTTTTTCTTGGGCAAGAATGTCTAGTGCCATAAGTCTTGCTTGTAGGTCTACGTTGCCAAGCATTGATCCAATACGGCTTGCGATGCGTCCGAGGCTCACGTTGTGGGGTACTACGGCTGGCATCATGCCGATACGGTTCGGATAACTTGGTGATAACTGTTGCCATGGGGTAATCCATGGGCGTTCGCTTGACATGCGACGGTCATCAAATACTGGTCCGATGATGCCGAATACGGTTTGATCTAGGTCGTACCATTCAACACATTCCCAAAGGTCACGGTAGTCGTCTTTGTGGATTGGTCCGCCTACTTCTTGGCGTGATTGTGGATAGACACGACGTAAGAATTCGGCTGAGTGGCGGGTAACAAAGGCTACATATTCGGGTTGCCGTAGTTCTTCGTTGGCTGTTGGCTCAATATAGGTGCCGAGTGGGTCACGGATCTCAATGCGGGGAATGCCTGCATTAAAGTCTGGGATAACGACAAGACTGCAAGTGTGGTAGGCGGCTAGTTGGCGGTAGTAGCGACGACGACCGAGGTTCCATTTAGAATTTGAGTAGGTTGCTGCTACGATCTTGCGTCGTTTGTCAGCATATTCACGGGACCTGCGACCGCTATCTTTCATGGGGTCAATGGCAGGAAACA